AGCCATTCCAAATTTATGTCGGAAACGACCACTGAAAAATGGTATACACCACAAATAAAATTGACGCTCAAGTGCTATAAAAGCACAAGGGCCACTGTTGAAAATGCGGCATTTTTGTTTAGCCAGTTTTTCATGGGTGATTGGCTCGTCTTTAAAATTAAAATCCCAAATTATGTTACTTCTTTTACCTTCACGATAATTATATAACATTTTATCATATTCTGATTGGATTTCATCTTTAAAACGATAAAGAACCTCATGGTTTTCATTGCCAGTACAAAGTTCCAGGTACTTAGACTTAGAACCTTTGTGGGCAAAACCACCTGATGTTTTGAGGGGCATTCGCTCCATATAAGCGATGCCATCTATACCATTAATAGCGGAATCTAAATCTAAAGGTCCACTAGGCATCTCAATATCACACAATTGAATCTCTCTTGAATACCATTCGTAGAGAGCATCTTGTGCACGATCCACATATTCTTGTGGAAAAGTGGGCTTGTCAAACATAGGTTCTAAATTATTGACAGCAGCCTGATGGGATGATATGCCCCGAGGCGCTATGTGCTTAGTTTCCAACAAATTATAATGTTGCAAAACATCTTCACACATTAGCGTATCGCAAACTTGGGTCTTAATAGCTCTTCTATGAGAATTAATCGATCCATAAATTTGCACAGTTCCACCTTTAGTGGAACGAATCGGGCACTTCCGATGTTGTACTGGTTTAACCTGTAAATCTTCTGTAGTAAGATAAGTTTTATTCAAATCTATACCATCATACGAAGCAGGAACAAAAGTACGGGAAGTGTAATCCCAATTGTGAAGCGGACAAATGTAAGTAAGTGGTCGAAACAAACCACTCGCTGCGCGTCCAGCTATGTGGATACCTCCAATAAAAACACCATTTTGTGCTTTGATAATGTATGGAGCTCCACAATCACCAAAATTGGTCTCTTCTGAAACAGAAGCTTCATAACCTAAATATTGGTGAGCACGACTCTCAGATTTATAATAAACGAGAGTCTTGTGGAAAGCTTTAACCTTTCTATGTGAAAGCTCTCCATTTCTTTTACGAACTATAAGTTGACCTTCCATTTTCCCATCCATTACCTGATTGGGAATAAATTTAGAAATGTCACGAAATGTGCCCACAGCACTAATCTGTAAAAGAATAACATCCTCTTGGTTGTGCGTACTTACATGAACAAAATTGTTTTCATC